TGAACATCATAAGTAGGAATATCATCAGACTTGCCATCACAATACCAAGAGAAGTGGCAGCGATCACGAAGAGGGATGCGAACGAGTGGGTCCTTCCACGACGGTCTTGTAGGTCCTTGATGAATAACCTCACAATATGAATGAGGGAAACGATTATCAGCGACACGATTACGAGTGACAAGAGCAACGGCTATCATTCCTTTCGAATCTTGGTTTCTTGCTTCCCAATAGATATTTTCAGCAATACATTTTTGTTCTGATTCAGGGCTGTGCCAATAACCAGCCTGGGCAGCTGTAGCACCAAAGGCAGATTTACCGGAGATAAAACCTCCGATAAATGCTACTGCAAAGATTGGTAAAAGATACTTAAACATTGCAATGGTTCTCAATTAAGTATTCTGTCCACAAAACTCTTGCACATCTCAGACGAGACTCAAGCCTTTTGATTACCTTATCAGTGTTAGGTAATACTGGAACACGAGCTGCTTCTTCCATAAGCCATATTGGCAAAATACGAAGTTCACGTTCAAGTGTTTCACGTTGCTTTTCAGCAGGCAATGACTTGATAATTGCACGAAACTTAGAATTTGAAATCGGTTTAGACATATTTAACTCCTCATACATTATAGTACTATTATATCATACTTCTAGTACAATGTAAAGGGTTTTTTTAATTTTTTTGAACTTTTTTTTCGTATGCCTCTTCAAAGCCATCCTCATATCGGTAGGCTTCCTCGTTATACCATAATCGTTTGGTATAACCATTATAGCATTCTCTGGCCGTATCATCATCGGCTATGTAGCCTTTGACCATATAGAATACCTTATGCATTTCCTTAAGAGTTGTCAATGAACTTCTCTGCTAACGGGAATATTTCCGTGATTGCTTTTGCGCAAGCGATAGCGACTTGTTGACATTCTTTTTGAGTACCGTTACCAGATCGCAACTCAATAAAATGAATCCACGAACGAAGTGTTCCATTCATATACATCCTTGATTCTGTTAATCCTTCAGGTAATACTGCTCGAGCCTGTTCCTTTGCAATACCATTTTCAATAGCCCATTTATAAGTTCTTTCTGCTATTGCCCATACGCCTTTTTGTTTTTGTTCCCATTCATAATGTAATTGTTCATCATCTACTTCAATAGAGTTCTGACGATTCTTTGTATCCTGAAGTCTGGCTTCACGTGTTACAAATCCTAAATCATCTGTGGGGTCTGCATATCTTTGGCTGAACTCTTGAAAGGAAAATGACCGATGCCGTAGTATCTGTCTTGCAATATCACGGGTTGTTTCAATCTCTATGCAAGCAGACACCATTTCGAAAGGCGACCAATGTTTGTGTTTTGCAAGATATGATAACAATCTTTCGGACGTTTCTTCGTTATTTTGGTTCGAGGGGTTCGAGACACGGGCGCAATACGCAATGAGTTCTTGGATATCTTTACCGACATGTAGATTCTCCGCTGTTTGACTGTAACTAATTAATCTTGCTTTCAAGTGAATAACTCCATCAATAATATGTATAATCCATAGCCGTATGCCGACCATAAAACTATAAAACCGACTACACTGGTTTCTTCCCAACCATACTGGTCTTTAAGACCTAGACGTTTCAATATTTTATTCATATCAAATCACTCCACTTTTCAAGTTTCTTTTCCTTTTCTGCTGCAGCATTTTCTATTTCAGACCAAGAAACAAAATCATATTTTTGAATTAAACCAATCATACAATATACATCACCAAGTTCTTGTAAAAGTTTTTCCCTATACTCATCATCAAGTGTGCCACGTCTTAGAATTTTACTACAGACCTGTTGAAGTTCTGCACATTCCTCCATAGTGATGACCATTAGTTGCTGACGAGCATCAAGTTCTTTCATTATGATATATACCCCAAGCACCAATTTTCTGCTGCAGATTCAGCATAAGGTTCACTGTGTGCAACACCGTCTGTCACCATAGGTCGGGTTTCGATAAGTTGTTTTTTATCCCAAAACTCGACTTCCCAATATGCTTCATCCACATTAAAGTAGATAATTGCTTCTCTATGAGGATAAGTTTCATCGCCCCAGTATCTGCTTATTTCTTTTCTCATATTACCTTAAAGTCCTTGAATTTTGACATGTTGTCTTGCATTTCTGTTTTATCAAATACAGGTGTGTCATCGGTTAGTGTCTGCTCATTCTCATCAACATCAAACAATCTCATCTTGCTTCGGTCAACACCAATGACAAATCTCTTGTTTTGTGTTGGATCATTATATCTATTCTTTAATTGTTTGACCATCATCTGGCCCATATTTTCCAACTCTTCAGTCGAGATAAGAGCAAACATGAGGTCTGCCGTTGCCGGGAGGCCAAATGATTCCGATGTATCCTCCAGGCCAACATCCGAGTTTGAATAGCCAGAACGTGTAGTCTGAGTTGCACTAAAAAGAGGGACATCAAATTCGACCGCGAGACCACGGAGCTCTTCTGCAATTGCCTTAATATAGTTGTAAGAATTGATTGATCCTCCCATTCCCTTCATTCGTGAACTTGCACAAATATTTAGGTAGTCAATAAAAATAATATCTGGTTCAAATTGTCTTTTAAGTTTCAGTTCATTTAAGAGTGCACGGAAGTGTCCAGCATGTGCAGAACCAGTAGGATATTCTTTTACAATCAACTTACCGGTCGTTTTACGGGCAATGTCCTCAACCTTTGTTCGGAACATTTCTCGAGATATGTTAGGTAGTTGATCAATAGGAACATTTAATAGGTTCGCGTCAATACGTTCCGCAATTCTCTCTTCAGCCATTTCCATGGTAATATACAAAACGTTCTTACCATCCACAAGGGCACTTGCAGCAACGTGACACATAAATAAAGACTTACCAACGCCGGTACCAGCAAGAGCAATATTGAGTGTTTTATTAGGAATTCCACCTTTGGTGATCTTGTTGAAGTAATCAAGGTCAAAAGGTATTCTGTCCTCTTCGGTATGGTAGAAGTCGAATCGTTCTTCGAAGTTGTCAATGTAGTCGTGTCCAACATTTGTATCAAAGGCAACACCCAATGCTTTGGATAATAGATCAGGTAGTGCACCCTTTGATAGTGTTTCATGTTTACCATCAATGATTGAAATGGATTCCATGATGGCATTATAGATGGCTCTATCCTGGCACCATTTCTCTGTGTTATCCAATAACCATTGATCATCAATTTTCTCTGCAGAGAACAACTGAGGTAAAAGATCAACAGCAACAGTGTAGTTCTCACCACTCAGTCTGTCAGCCTGGTCCAATTCAATCTTAAAGGTTTCTGCTGTTGGTAGTTTATTGTACTTACCAACAAATTTACCGGCCTCCTTAAATAGAATTCTATAAATCCCTTCGAAATAATCTGGCTTGATGAAAGGTAACACCTTACGCATGTAGTTTTCATCTGTCAGAATATTTCTTAGGATGGTTTGTTCTAGATTAGTCTGCACTCTTCACCTCGGTTAGGGCAATGGTTCCGTTATCAGCCTCGATGGCCTCTTTAATTATATGTTGAAGAATAACCCCTGCAGTTTCTTGCAGGGCAATGTCACCCTCTGTTAACTCTGAGTCAGGTGATGATATGATGTCAAAGTTAAATGTCATCGTATCCTTTGCAACCTGGTTAAAACCAATTGCACCATACCTAATCACTGTTTCATTGAACTGACCTGCCATAATTCTGATATGCCAGGCGTCATCGTTCTCTGGTCCAGGAATGAACTCATAGGTAACATTCTCTTCAGGATCAATCATCTTCAGATCGTATATCGAGCTCATTTGATTGGTTACCTCCTATAGCAAATTTTTGTTTGACATACTCTTTAAAGTCTGTTTCCTCTATAATTGGTCTCCAGAACTCTTCGGTAAGTGTATCTTTTTCTCGAACCTTTGGCTCTTTCAGTTCTCCAGTCTGTCTATCCACAGCACAATACCAGCCGTTACTAGGTTTAGCCACATAGCCTCCATCCATCCCAACAGAAAGAAGACCAGAGAGGTGCTGCACACCACCATCCCAGCTAACAGAGATAGGAATTTTCGATTTTTCTTTAACATATCGTGATTTCTCCACGTTAATTACAAAATGATACCCTTTAATTTCTGTGCCTTGTTTATCCTGTTGGCGACCAAGGATCCAAATGTTATCTGCTGAATAATAGATACCGGTACCACCAGAAACAATTGCTTTAGGAAATAGTCCCATCTCTTGATATGTATGGTTGACAGCAATCAATGGGATATTTTTCATGTTCAGATATGGTGTTGTCATACGGAACAACCCTTTTAATGATTTGGCCCGAGACATATCTGCAACAGATTTTTCATTGATGGCATCCTCAAGTTCTTTTTTGGATGCAAGGTTACCAATGGAATCAATCACAACACATACACGGTCGTTACGGTCCAGTTGCTCTAGTTGTCCAATCAGATCAAACTTTAGTTCCTCAACATTGGTGACAGGTGTGTGTAGGACACGAGTTGTGTCAATGTCAAATTGTTTAAAATAAGCCTGTGGTGAACCAAACTCTGAGTCATAGAACAACAGTGCAGCCTCTGGATATTTTTTAAGATAGGCCGAGGCCATAATCAAGGCAAATGATGTCTTGAAGTGTTTGGATGGACCAGCAAGAACCGTAAGGCCTGGAGCCAAACCTCCATCCATTGAACCTGACAACGCCACGTTCATCATAGGTACATCAGTCGGTACCATATCTTTTTCAGTAAAAAACTTTGAATCAGCAAGGACCTCTGCGTGATCTAACTTGCTGTTCTTCTTTAATTTGTCCATAATTGACATATAATACTCCTAGGATTTTTGTATATTATATCACATCCAGTCAGGATTGTAAATAGGCTTTGCACTCATCAACCATTTTTAACTCGTACGACTTATCATTAAGTTGTCTGTTACGAGGAGATGGGTGTGGCATTTTAAAGTGTGCCACGTTCACTTTGTTGAGTGACTTGGACGCTACACTTCCAAGTGCTACGACCTTATCGGCCTTCCGCCCAAGTCTACCCAACCTCTCATAGTTGATCGTGTAACCCGACTCACCGAGTTCATCACTACAGTTGATAAACTTAAACTTATCAACATTCCATTGTTTACGCCACTCGGTCAGCTTTATGTGAGTGCGACATTTGGGAGTATTTACACGAGACGGGTTTTGACCAACTATGAGAATTCTATCCACGTTCTTTTTGCCTCCATGCTAGGTCTTCTTCCAAGGTTCTAACTCGTTTTGTCAACGCATCAATCTGATCTTGTAAAGAATATTCGGTAATAATTCTTGGTGAATCTTTTGCGAATTGCTCTTTAATCCATTCTTGTGTTGCTGACATTTTATTTCCCCTTTTCTTTTAAGGCTACGCGTTTACGTAAATCACTAGAACTAAATCTATGTTCACGTTTGTTAAAGTATAATTGAATGCCAAGTCTTCGACATTCATCTTTTCCGGTGAAGTCCTTATCACGGTACTCTTCACCCAGAACTCTAACATTGATGGGATACATGTTTATTATATCCAATAGATCTTCTTCGGTACAATAAACCAATACCTCATCAACATATGTAACTGCTGATAGTTGGGCATACCTTTCTACTATTGATTGAACTGGTGAATTTTTATCAGGTCTATCCACTGATGGATCAACCTGTAGGGCACAGATGAGATGTTCACATTGTGATTTTGCTTCTCTCAGCATGGCAATATGGCCAGCATGTAATAAATCAAATGTTGAGGCAGTCAAACCAACCTTCATTAATTTACTCCATAATATGATTTATACCAAGAGACGAACTTCTCTACACCCTGCTCAATAGGTGTCTCGGCCTTATAACCTAAAGCCTGTAGCTTCGTGGTATCTGACCAAGTTGCCTGAGTATCTGCTGGATGTTTTGGTACATAGTTTTTCTCTGCCGTGCGACCGAGTTGTTTTTCAATGTTCTCAACAAATTCCATAAGTGGAACCTGTCTCCCATTACCAATATTATATATTTCTTTCGCCTCGGAATCTTGCAAACTTTTTTCTAATATAATTTGAATACCATTAACAATATCATCCACGTAGGTAAAGTCACGAATCATATCACCATTATTGAATAGATCAATTGCATTACCGGCAATGATATTTTTTGTAAAGTCAAATAGTGCCATGTCCGGCCGACCCCACGGACCATACACTGTAAAGAATCTGAGACCAACAGTGGTAGGAATTGATGATGCCATAAATTGTGATTCATTAGTGGCCTTGGTATAAACATAGGGATGTAGTTGATAATGACGTTTTTAATGCACATCCCAAGGCAACG